CTCTAGCTAGTACTACTAATCTTTGCTTCTTATAAGCTCTAGTTAATCTAGGATCTCTACCTTTAACCATTAGTAATAGCCTTTAGCTTTGAAGAAGGTTAAAGCATTACACCCATTACTATATCTACTACGTATGTACTTAATACCTGCATCTATTTGAAGATAAGGATCAGTAGTAGTTAGCTTTAGTAATTGAGGTATCCCATACGCACTACTCTTACTGTTTTTAGCCTTAGGATTCCACGCACTTTCCTTACTCCATAAGACATTAATACAGCTATATTCTTTATGATTACTTACTTTTATATGCGTATATAACTTATATAGTTCTATCTCTTTATTTATATTAGTAGTAGCTGTAGCGGTTTCAATACCTGATATTAAACAGAGCCCGGCCACTAGTGCGATGCCGAGCGATTTAGCGCTACAGCGCCGCTCTGCATCAAAGCGTACCGAACGTGTCAAGGGCCTAAGCGTAAGCATTAGTTTATTGGCGTGTCTTATCATGGTTTAGAGCCCCACCCACGGCCTTTAAATATGGTTGGGGTAGGCGTATATACTCTTATTAACTCTGCACCGCAGGTTAAGCATCTAGGATCATTGGGTAAGTCGAAGATCGAAAACTCTAATTCGATTATTTCACCATCGCCCGGACACTCATAATTATACTTCGGCATCTGGCACCAGCTCTACGCCTAATATTCCGCAACTCTGGCATTCTACGCATTTAAGGCCCGGCGGTAACAATTCGGTAAACTCGATTAGTACTTTACCCTTTGTTTTTTTCTTACAAGGTCTGCACTCAAAGCTCACTAGATCCATAGACACTCCTTCTAAGATCTTTGATAGGGAATAGGTCAGCTTGTCCTACCCAGTGGCTACCATCTTGCTTATGGTATTTACCCTTTCGAGCCATGATTATTGGTATCCAGCCACATAGGTAATAGACAGGCGAGCGCCCAACTACTAATACGCCAACGTCATTAATGCGATCTGTTTTACCTATAATTAATGAGCCATCGGTGTATTTAGTCCACTTAACTTCAATCTGGGCGCCTATATCGGCTTCGCGTTTGTAAGTGTTATTAGTAGGTACAAAGTTTTTAAGGCCAAAGTACTCAGCTACAGCGATTTCAGCGCCGACGGATTCGCTCATTTCGCTAACGTATTCATGGAAGTTTAAATTACGGACAGCTCTATTAGGGTGGTCTGCAACCGCATTAATGCTAGCTACGCGATCTAGACCGACCCTATGAGCTTGTACTTCCTGCGAATAATCCAGTATTACCTTGATTATTTGGTGCACTCAGAGCACCACCAATCCCAGCTACCATCGCTATAAGTATGTTCGGTACCGCCTATATCTAATCGGTCCTTATCGCACCTATGGCACTTTCGAGCTGGGGTAGTGGTTATTGAGCCATCATCGTTTATACGTGTAACTAGGCCACCTCTTACGATCTCTGCGTATCCCATTTATAGGTGATCTGCTAGCTCTGGCTTTGGTGTGTACCAAGATCCGGTAGCAGTTAGCTTCTGCCATATTGGCTCGCATTGATTTGTCTTTACTCGCTCGGTGCACATAAACCCGCGCCACTCTTTGCCAGTAGTTTTAGCCTTTCCAGTTTTTAAAACCATATGGCCGTGATTACAAATAGGAGATTCTTCTAACTCAGTACCGCCTAGCTTGTCTTCTATGAGCTCTAGCGATGCCTTGAAAGAGTCCGGAGTGCTTACTTCGGTAACGTTAAACTTTAATCGCTCTACCTTCTCCATATCTTGCTTAGTAGGCCGCTTATCTGATCCCAGTAATAGCCCGGCACTGCGTCCGTAGCTAGAAGTAAGACAGTTTTCTACCCAAAAATCCCGGTTTACGCCTTTATCGCTTCTGACTTCAAAGGCGACATCTACCGCGGCTGGGTGTGCATCGTTAGCATCTCGATAGATTTCAGTAACCGCGTAGCAGTAGCCTTTATCAAAATCTACGTGAAGATCTCTAACGTTAAAGCGACATAGGGGATAGTTATCATGGATCCGCTTTATGCGAGTGGCGACATCTTCGTATCCTTCTAAGAAGTTACTCACCATAGACCGCCGCGGCGTAATTAAGCTGGTCGCTAAGGGGCCAAACAGAGCCATCGGCCCATCTAGAGTTTTCAGCTCTGCATGTTTCGCAGTAGGCTCGCTCGATTCCTTTAGATTTTGTAATGGTGCTAATAACAACAACGACGGCCTGCCGTCTAGCCTTTTCATGAAGCGAGCCGTCTTTCAATTTTCCCCAGCGGCCTTTGCAGTAGTCGCAGTAGCGTCCTACTTCTGCTCGGATTATTTGACCCATTTAGCGCACCGCCTTATTTATGTTGCGGCGCCATTTGATAGAAGCGGCTAGGCCATCTTCTTTACCTTCTCGGTAACCTAGTAAGTACGATACGGAGAATGTACCGAGCGTAATTAATATGAGTGCTAGCACTTGCATAACTGACATTTATGTAGCCCTTTCCATGTAACCTCATGGATAGGGGATAAATCAAAAAACTAAATAGCTTAGATATTCGCCGATAACTACTTTACATAATGTAGATAAGCGGATTATCAAAGTATCTTAGATTTTGAGATAGACCCCTTGCCCGAGTGTGATCCGGATCCCTACGATCCGCATTAGTAAAATGTTAAGGCTGACCACTGACAGGGTCAAGGCCGACACACCGGGCACCATAAAAGGGGTGTTTATGAAAAGCTCTGGTCGTTCGGTGAGCATGATTCAGTAACTAATCCCGGTGATCTTCTACTAATAATGAGCCAAAGCGAGCCCGGCGATAGGCAAGGGGCTAACGTTGATAAGTTCGAGATAACCGTAAACGGCGACCAGATCGCTTCGTTACTGGCCCAAGTTACTAGAGCGTACGATCTCTATATGCTAAACGAGGATTGGCTAAAGAGCCCAGCATCTAGCGTAGCGATTGCTCCTACAGTTGATAAATTGATTGAAAGAGATCTTGTAGCTAGTGCAATTAGGAATAGGCCAAAGGCGCCAGCACCTAGATTATCTAGAGAGCGCTAGTCTTTGTGGAGCATCATTTCGTAAAGGATCTCGACCTTTTCCTCTAATCGTACGACGGTGTCTTTAATCGAGCTTCCACCATTTTCTTTAAGCTCTATTAGGTAATGTTTTACCAGCCATCGGATCGAGCTAACGTAGGCCACGGTTATAGTACAAAATGCTACTAATACGCTAGCCCAATCCGCGGCGTTCATTTATTTAGTACGGCCGAAGTCGGTGGCTGAAGTATCTAGCCATTTCAGTACCGGACCAATAAAGCCAGAGATAGCGGCATAACCCAAAGTTTTAGGGTCAGTAGTTCCCGCCATAAATAAAGCGCCAGCCGAAGCTAGCGAAGCCCTAAGCCATGATAAAAACACTTGCTTATAGTTCATGTTTTAGTCCTAACTTGATTATTAACGCAGAGGCTTTCTCCGGCGTTAAATCTATTTCCCAGTGCATTTCGTCCTTACGGTTTTTGTAATCTCCGCCCCATTTAAGGCCGTACTTTTTAGATAGAGCCTGTATTAAAACTGTTTGCATCGGTGTAAAAGTGCCTACTGCTCCTAGCGGGTGTTTAGTTGCATTAAGGTCTATAGCTGTACCCGATGAGTGATTACTCAGTTTGTCGGTAGCGCCCCTAACTTGTCTAAAACAGTAGCCCCAATCATCTAGGCCACCGCCTTCTATTGGCTCTATATGTTCGTTAAACTCAGCGGCAAAGGTAATTAGTAGGGGAGCGATTACGTCGGCGCACCGTAATTTAATCTTTGTGCCCGGTACTAGGTAGCTCTTTATTCCGATCTCTTTAGGATCTTTAGAAGCTACCCAGCCATTACTGGAGAATAGGGTCATTTCGTAATTAAATTAACCCTACGATAGGTTCAACAGGCGTTGGCAATAAAGCCTCAATTTCCGTTGCTGTCAGACCTAGTTTTTCATATGCAGATATTTTCGTTAATCTCAATTCTTGAAGCTCTGCAATTTTCTCAGCCTTTGCATTTATACTCGCTTGGCTTTCCGCGTTTTTAATTTCTTGCTCTTTATCTGTAAGTTCAAGAATTTCGATCTCGCCAGTTTGTACATTGTGTACTAGTTTAGTTTCGTTAGTCATTAGTTCGCCAATCCATAGATAGCATAAGTGCCAGTTATATTTCCTGAGCTTGGTTTCAATAAAAACCCAGTGTAATTTCTTGCTGTAACTTGCCAATTTGTGAATAATAAAGTTGCTTTGGCATCATCACTCATACCAAAGCCATAATAGGAAGCATATTCAGAACTATTACCAACATTTTTAAAATAAATTGTATAAGTTCCAAAACTAGAAGGATTTAAATTGTTATCGATAGTGGCCTGAGCAGCGTTTTGAAATCCATAACCACTTAAAGTATCATCATATTTATATTTTTGTCCTGCGCCATAATAACCTGCGGTTTCAGTAGTTGGTCCAGCATAAGTAAATTGTGATTGTAAATCTGC